AACCCGCTTTGGAGGGCATGACCAAAGTGCGTATAAAAATGCTGAAAATATTATCCGCTTTATTAACCTCTGGTAAAGTGCGTACCCGCAAGGAGCGATTAGCATGGCAGAATTTGAAGATTACGAAGACGAGATTGAAGTTGAGCGTCAACCGCTAGACCCGAACATTCGGAAGCAGTTGCGTGAAGCAGAAAAGGCTCGTAAGGAATTAGACGGTCTTAAGGCAGAACTAGAAGCGCAAAAGCGTGAAGTTCAGTTTTCTAAGGCAGGGATTCCGGATTCAGGTATTGGTTCATTATTCCGTAAGGCGTATGACGGTGAAACTTCTCAGGAAGCAATCCGAGCAGCGGCTGAAGAGTATGGAATTTTAAAATCTGAATCTATTGAAGATACTTCAAGTAATGCAGAATTAGATGCTCTACGCAGGACGCAAGGTGCAACTGTAGGTAATTCTGGCGCAATGCCAGACCCACAGCAAATGTACCTTGAAGCACTTGCCGCAGCGTCTACTCCTGATGAAGTCATGCGAGTCGTTGAAGGAGACACCGGGTCAAAACTGGGTGTCTACTCTTCTCGTGGGTCGTTCTAAGCCTAAAAACTTAAACACCTAAAGAAAAGGAGTTAACCACAATGGTTGACGCATATACAGGTCAGAGCACCCTTGATTTCTCAAAGGCCGCTTATGACCGCATGGCATACTTTGCACTACGCCCAGAACTATACTTTGACGCTGCCGCTGACGTTCAGCCTACGCACCAGAGCATGCCTGGAGCATCAGTTGCATTTACAATTGTTAACGACCTAGCAATTCAGGCTTCTGCACTGACTGAGACAAGCGACGTATCTACTGTTGCTCTTTCAGACAGCCAGGTTACCCTGACACTTGCTGAGTACGGTAACGCTGTGCTTACCACTGCCAAGTTGCGTGGAACGTCATACGTAGACATTGACCCAATTGTTGCCAACGTAGTTGGATACAACGCTGGAGTTTCAATTGACACAATTGCACGTGCTGCACTTGACCAGGGTACAAACGTACAGTACGCATCAGGACTTGGAGCAACAACTCTACAGTCATCTGTCACAACCCGTGCCGGAGTAACAGCATCAAACACAATCTCATCACTTGACATTCGTGTTGCTCGTGCTCGTCTCCGTTCACAGAACGTACCAACATTCGGCGGAATGTACGTCGGATACATCCACCCAGACCTCGTGGCTGACCTTCAGGGAGAATCTATCTCTGGCAGCAACGTACAGGGATGGCGTGCACCACACGTTTACGCTCAGCCAGGTGAAATCTGGACTGGTGAACTCGGTGCTTACGAAGGTGTACGTTGGATTGAAACACCTCGTGCTCCTGTATTCCAGGGTGCCGGTGCTTCAAGCGCAAACGTTTACGGAACTATGATTCTTGGTCGTCAGGCTCTTGCTAAGACGTTCTCAACAATCGATGGTAACGGAGCGTACCCACACGTTGTACCAGGACCAATCACTGACCGCCTCCGTCGCTTCGTACCACTTGGTTGGTACTGGCTCGGTGCATACGGAATTTTCCGTCAGGCATCAATCATTCGTCTAGAGTCAGCCTCACTCCTTGGTGGAGACATCAGCACCACACCTGGTACTGGAACCGCCTTCGAGCCAGCAGTTGACCTAGGTGAATCTGGTTCACCACTGGCTTAGTCAGTAGTTAGGTAGATACGGTTATGCCATGGCCTAGGGCTTGTGCCCACTGTGGTTCTCGTGACGTGCAGCCAACGATAGATGAAATATTCTGTCTTGTCTGCGGTCACTTGACCGACAAGCATGGCATAGCCGTGTCTCACCTAGAACAACACACTTCCGAGGAGAAACTTTAATGACTATTCCGACAGGATTAGGACTTACCAGAGGCATCGATGCTGCTGACCCAGCAGGAACACCTCTACCAAACCGAGTAACCCGTGCAAAGATGAACGATGCAAAAGCGGTTAAAGGTGAAACATCAGACCCATGTTACTGCGGTAATTGTGACATGGCAGACGCAAGGTGGATTTAATGGAATCACGTGCAGCATTTAAGCAGGTTAGTGAGTACGACCTTCGTAGTACTGCTCCTAACATGATTGACACAGGAATCATTCCGACACCTGTTACATCACAGACAACTAACGGACCAACACTTCGTGGCGTGGAAACTAACACTGCTCGTGGCGTTAAAGCACCTATGGTTGTTACTGGGATTACACCAGTTGAATACGCACCAGCAACAGACGCTCCTCCTGTCGAGGGCTTTAAGACTTACGGAGAAAACTAATGCCAAGTCGTGACGATGCTGTATACAGCGTAGATGCTCGTAAAGACGGTTTCACAGTCGACATGCGCCCTACAACTTTGCTTGAGCAGAGCCTTATGGGTAATGACCGTGTGAACATGCCTGTCGGAGAAGCAGTTACCGAAGGTGCTGAATTTCAGACAACTGGTGGCGCTCGTATGGGTGATGCTATTGACGCTATTCGCATCGGGGCTAACGGACGCAAGAAGTAGGTTCTGAGTGGCTACATTTACGCCACCCAAGGTCTATGACAACCCGCCTATTTTGCCTGACTCACGAGGTCTAGGAAATAGGTTGTTTCGTTATTACAAGAACCGAGCACGGTATGTAATGGTCTTTGCGTTATCGGACGGAACGTTTGTACAGGACACGGCTACGCCGGAGAACTCTAACACAAACATTCCTTACCCGTATAACCCATGGGACCCATCGGCACCGTTCTCAACGTCGTACTACATTAACTATGAAGTATCACCGCCGGTTCCAACGGTAACTACAGTTGCTCAGAATCCTTGGATTGCTAAAGTGTATCAAGAAGTTTGTTACGTTACAGACGCAGAAGCAGTGGCTCTTACGGCTGCTGGATACGGAGATTTGATTTCATGACCGCAACACCACACAACGTTGGACTACACCCAGAGAACTGCTTTGGGTGCAAGGCTGCGTCTATTGGCTTTGCTGCCTCTGCTATGCCTACACGTTCTAATGCTGGTGTTATCGACATGGATACAAAAGCAATGCACAAAGACGTGGCCGCTTACAAGCGACTACGCAAAGATGGAACACAACCCAAGTCGGTAAAAGGTGCGGCGGCTTTAGAGTCCCGTGCTGTATCGAAATGGGAGATTGAAACAGGAACAACACTTAAGGGCGACACCAAACTTGGTAAGCGCTTAGATGAAACACAGGGCGCTATCAATAGGGGCGAATCAGTACTATGACCACATATAACCTTTCTGGAACAGTATCAGGTCCTTCTGGTTTTCTTAATGGCGCTTTGGTTACGGCTTACGATGCCTCTCTCTTTACTGCTCCACCAGCCGCAGGTGACACACCACCAGCAACGGCTGTATTAGGAACTAACGCTTTTAACACCGACTCAACCGGCGCAATTGTTTACTCAGGTACATCATACGGTGGTAACGGTCAATGGCAAATTGCCGTAAAAAGTCGTGACGCTTACTACATTGGTGTTCTCTACCCAGTAGGCTCAACAACTGCTCAGTACTACTGGTCATACGACGACTCACTTATTCTTAGCCAAGGTCCACAAGGGTACCAAGGTACTCAAGGTTTTCAGGGTTTCCAGGGTTTTAACGGTGTACAAGGTGCACAGGGATACCAAGGTCTACCTTCAACAGTTGTAGGGCCACAGGGATATCAAGGTCTAACCGGACCACAGGGAACACAGGGTGTCCAAGGGACCACAGGTTCACAAGGTGCTCAGGGTGTTATTGGTAATCAAGGAACACAAGGTTCTACTGGAGCGCAAGGCGTTCAAGGTACTCAGGGAACTCAAGGCAGTCAAGGTTATCAAGGTACACAAGGCAATCAGGGTGTAACAGGTTCAACTGGAGCCACAGGTGCTCAGGGTAACACTGGTAATACTGGTGCTCAAGGTTTCCAAGGCGTACAAGGCTACCAAGGTAATCAAGGTTACCAAGGTGTATCTGTTACAGGCGCACAAGGTTCTCAAGGCGTACAGGGTAGTCAAGGGTACCAAGGCTATCAAGGTTTTCAAGGATACACAGGACCACAAGGACCTGGTGGAACTAACGCCATTTACGGTTCATTCTACGACACCACAACACAGACCAACGGTGGGGCTACCACAGCC